ACTGGCTTCAAAGGTCGACAGGCCCTTGCCAATGGCCGCGTTCATCGAACCCTGATAGTCAATCCCGGCATCGGCATAGCCTTTAACGGTTTCCCCCGAGCCAATTTTCGCGACCCAGTTTTTCAGGTTGTTCGCCGCCTCATCGGCGCTGCCGGCGCTCTTGATCTGCACCTGCAGCATGGCGCCCAGTTGGGTCACCGCGTCCTGGCCGGTGATGCCGCTGCTGGCCATCTGCGCCAACAGTTCCGGAAACCACTTGGCCATGTCGGCCGCCTCAAAGCTGCCTTGCTGGCCCAGCAGTGCGACCGACGCCAGTGCCTGTTCCATTTTCTGAGGGTCGGTGATCTTGGCGTTGTTCTGCATCGCCAAAATCATTTTCGCCGTGTCGGTGCCCGACGCGCCCTGCCCGACTGCAAACTTGGCCGCCACCGGGGCGTACTTCAGCGCTTGGGTCAGATCCATACCGCCGCCAACCAGTTGGTTCACCAACTCGGCCACCTGGGTATTGGCCATGCCGGTGTCTTTTGAGGTCTGGACGATGTCGCGGGCGGTGTTCACTTCCTGCTGGGTGTTGGCGGTACCGGACTTGATCGCGATGTCACGAATGATCGCCTGAAAATCCGCGCTGATTTTGGTCGGCACGGCGGCCAGGGTGGTACCGGCCACCGCCGTGCCGAATCCGCTGCGCAGGCTCTCCCGCCCCTCTTCCACCTGCCCCATCCCTTTGGCCTTGAACTCGGCACTGCGCACCACCTTGCCCAGCGCCAAATACTCCTGACGCAAGCGCCCGACTTCGACACCCTGCTTGCGCAGGCTGTTGGTGTTGGTTTCCAGTTTGCGCAGCAAGGCATCGGCGTTGGCCGCCCCACTGTCGTGGGCTTTTTTCCATTCATCGCGCAGACGCATGGTCTCGCCGATGACTTTCTGCAAGCCCTTGGCGCGGGTGGTTTGCGCCTCGAGCTTTTTCATTTCGCCGCTGACGTTCTTGAAGGCGGCGCCGAGGGAGGAATCGACGGCGCCGCCAATCACCAGCCCGAGCGAGAGTTTGTTCGCCATGCAGGGTACCTGTGTGCGACGGGAATGGGCTCAGTCCGTGAGCCACCAGACCATCTCGGAAAACGACAGGCCCTGAATCTCGGCCGCCGAAAAGTTCAGCTCGACAGCCAAGCGTTTGGCCAGGGCCTTTTGCAGCGCGGGGTTAAACCCCGTCATCTGCTCCCAGACGAAAATAGGCGGTCTGCAAACGACGATAATCGCGCATCAGCAGCCCCTCCAGATCCGCACGGCCAATGCTCGCCAGGCTGCAGAACAAGACCATTTCCTGCTCTTCTTCGTTGCTACCGCCCTGCAAGGTGGCGGCGCGCATCTCGCGCACCGTCGGCTCCCGCAGGGTCAGTTTGTCGACCTGAATGCCGTTGGCCTGGCTCGCCCGCGATAGGCTCACGGTGGCAATGCCACTGCCCAATTGCAGCCACTTGGGCAGAACGTTTTCTTTTTCATTGTTCATTCGAATATTCCTTACATGCCCAGGGCAGACCGCACGGCGGCCAGTTGATCGGTGCCATCGATGACGCGGATCGAGTTGAGGGGATCGATTTCAAACATCACGCTGCCGTCGATCTCCAGCTTGTAATAGGTCACCGCAACGGCGTACTTGAACTCGCCCTTTTCACCCGGCTTCCAGTCCCCTGGGTCGACTTCCTTGAGGCTGCCACGCAGGGTGGCGATCACCGCCTTGACCGAACCTTTCTGGCCTTTGAAGGCACCCCGAAAAGAGGCGTTGAACGCGGTCAGGTCGGCCTGGCCGAAGAACTTCAGCACCTCACGGCGCACGCCGTTGGTGATAAAGCTGGCTTCGAGCTTTTCGGTGCCCATGTCGATCTCGACCGGCGCGTCCATGCCGCCGGCGCGGTACTCGTCGGTCTTGAGGGTCAACTTGGGAAGGGTCAAGCTCGGCACGTCGCCTTGCAGGCTGATGCCGTCGACAAACAGGTTGGTGTTGTAGAGCACTTCCGGAATCATTAAGCGGTCTCCTTAGGCGGCGGAATCGAGCACTTCAGTGATCCACTGATCGGTCACCTCCACGCGAAAGTTCGGGTTTTCAGCCGGCGGTACGTCGGTGAAACGAATGTTCCAGTACACCTTGCCCTCACTGAGCTCGCTGGAGGTGTTCAGTTCTTCGTCGGCATAGACTTCGAAGTTGATGATCGCGCCCTGATTTTTCAGGTCGCGCATGAACGCCTGCAGCCCTTCGGTCACGTCCTTGACGTAGGTCGCGGTGATCGAGCGGTCGACCGCCCATTTGTGCGCGTAGAGGATGGCGTCCATGACGATGTCCAGCGTGCGTACGCGGGTGACGAACTTCCATTTCGGGTCGCTGGACAGCGTGCGGTTGCCCCACAACCGATAGCCGTCATCGCGGATGATCGTGGTGACGTTGGCGTTATTGAGCACGTTGGCCCGGCAAGATAGATCGCCGTCGAGAAACTCCACCGGTCGCGTGGTACCGGTGATGCCGACAAACTCCTTGTTCGACGGCGAAGCCCAGAAGCCATAGGTGGCATCGGTCCAGGCAAACAGGCCGGCGGTCCAGGCCGAGGCCGGGGCATTGACCGTGGCACTGGTCGTGGTGTCCCAGAATTGCACGCCGGGGTCGACCATGTAGGCGTGTTTGCTGCCGAAGTTGCCGGCGTATTCGATGGCGGCTTCGTCGGTGGTGTTCGGCCCGTCAATAATGGCCATGGCCCGCAACTTGTCGGCCAGCGCGACCAGCTCGGTGCCCACCGCCAGCGTCGCCGAATACCCCGGGGCGATTAACAAGCGAGGCTGGGCGTTGAACTTGCTTTTACCGTCGAGCAACGCCTGCATGCCGGTACGGGTGCCATCGGCCCAGACCCCGCCGATGATTGCCGACAGTTGCTCGGCCGCATCCTCCAGCAGCGGGACACCGACGGCCACAATCACCGCCTTGGACCGCTTGAAAATGGCCTTGCAGTCCTGGGTGATCGCCGCATCCGGCCCCCAGGCCGCGACCGCTTCGCTTTCGCGGGTGATCAGCAGCAATTCGTTGGCCGCCGCGGTCGCCGGTGGCGCCACGGTGAAGGTGTTGCACAGACCAATGATCGACGCGGACGGGGTGGCGATATGCCGGGCGCCGGTGTCCACCAGGGTCACGGTGACGCCGTGAAAGAAACTCATAAAGTGATGCTCCAAAAACGAAAAAGCCCCGCATATGCGAGGTCGTGGGGATGTGCGGTGAAGTGCAATAACGGACAAGAAAACGCCCCGGCAATGCGGGGCGTCAGAACGCGGTGTTGGTCAATCCGTCCGGCTTTAGCGGCCGTTTATCACTGGCTGGAAAATCTGGCGATACAGGCCAAGCCCGCAGTTCATTGCGGTAGGTGCGCCAGGCAAGCTCCGTGCTGAGCGCGGCCGGGTCAGCATCCAAATGCTTGTCGAGCTCTCTGCCAGCCCAATGCAGTTCGTTTTCGATCCACGACCGTTCTCGACGGCTCTGAATCGCCAGATCGCGCGCGGCATCCAGTACCCAAACAAGACCACTCCAGACATAGGCCGCACTCGGTCGCGGCATGGTCGTCAGCTCGGCCGGCAACTCGCCCGGCATCGAATGCGTCACCTCGGCACCATCGGTGGTACGGTAAGCCACGCCTCGGTAGTCGGGCACCACCAGCCACGTGCCATCCCTCCAGACCACCACCTCCCCGTCCCCGGCTTCGGGCGGTTCTTCCAACGTGGCGCCCGCTGGCAGACCACAGCCACAGCTGACATAGGTTTCGTGTTGGCCGAGGTATTCGGTGGTGGTTTCACTGAACGTGTAAACCTCGATCCAGCCGCTCTCTTCAAAAAAACCATTCACTAAAGTCGGCATCAGTACATCCTGCAAATGTAGTTGTACGCCACGTTACGCATACGGGTTTCTGGACTCACACGGACGACGGCTGAAGGATTGAAAGTTACAGACATATTGCCCGTTGTACTGACTCGTGGTGCAGCGGGTATATCACTCGTCATGTAACCAGTAGCCGTAAATACGCCGGTCGCGGTGTTCACAAGCAACATTGAATCGTCATCTTGCAGCCTGAGTT